GTATGCATGGACTAGTGAAACAATGGTGGCCTACTTACTGTGATATGGTTTTACTTTTTATTAATATACCAGCGATTAGAGCGGTTATACTAGTAAAAATTAGGGGCCATGTATGAAAACTTATTGTGCTGGCTTTCTTTTTGACCCAGACTTAACTAAAGTTGTACTAATAGAAAAGAAACGCCCAGAATGGCAAGCGGGCAAACTTAATGCAATTGGCGGCGAAATTAAACCCGGTGAAACACCAGCACAAGCAATGCGGCGCGAGTTTAAAGAAGAAACCGGTGTAACTATTGGAGCAAATAATTGGAATTGCTTTTGTATTTTACAAGGTAGGCAACTAAAATACAAAGTGCATTTCTATTTTGCTATATCTGACTTGTGCTATCAATGTAAAAGCACAACAGATGAACAAGTTAACATTTATACACTAGTTGCTAACTTTAAAGACGGCGTAGCCGTAGCTAACTTATCTTGGTTAATACCAATGGCATATAATCAAATTAAAAAGCTAGAATCAGCTTTGTCGTTTGCTATTTATGAAAGGTGAGCATATGCGATGTTCCGTGGCGTTACTGAAAGACAGGTCGATTTGAAGGCGGAGAAGTGGCACTGATATGAAGCTGTCTGATTTAGGGGCGACATTCGTCGGCAATCTTAAGTGCGGGGATCGCGATGTTGAGTCGTATCGTCAGCTTCCAAACAAGGATGGATCGCAGGGCCTATTGTTCGTATGCCCGAAATGCCAGAATCATTCAGTGCTTGTGTGGTTCTCAAACCCTAGCGGCCCGGCGGTTCCAGCGAGCGCACGACCACGACCTGCACGATGGGCGGTGTCCGGCGAGACAATCGACACGCTATCATTGACGCCCTCGATCGACCTTTCACGGATCGACGCAGAGCATCCAGCAAGCCCGTGTCGGTGTTATTGGCACGGTTCTGTAACCCACGGTGAAGCGAACTGACATGCCGACGCAAACCGCAATCGCACAGCACGGGATCACCTGCACCGTTGCTTTTGTGTTGAACAGGAGTCGAATAGATGATTTATATTATAAGTGCTATAGGCTGTATCTGGCTCTTAGGCACAGTAATTTTCTTTGCTTTAAATTGGCCTAGGCACAAAATGACCACTAATATAGAAGATGCTTTAGGTCAAAGACCAAATCAGGCTGTGTTTGCATTATCTTGTTTCGCATTTTGTGCTTTCTGGCCCGTTTACTTAGTGTTCTATGTGAAAAAATGCTTGACAAGATAAATGTTCTAGCGGAGCTAGAAAAGCTAAAAATAACTGCGCAGTCAGCAGGCGCAGATGAGGTTCTAGTAAGATGCCCGTATCATCATCCGGATAATAATCCATCTTGTTCGATTAACTTAGTTACTAGATTATTTAACTGCCATGCATGTAAAGTTGGCGGCGACATAATAAGCTTTATTGCTCGCGCTGCTGAGCAACCGCGTATATTAGTAGCTGAACAACTATCACGCGAATATGGCTTAACTAGCGGAATACCTAATTTAGCCATACAAACTTATGAAGCTGATTTACAGAAAGCGGCACATTTACTTAAAGAGTTGTATGCAAGAGGATTAACTGATGAGCATATACGTAAGTATCGGTTGGGCGCACTTAACAATCGCATTGCGATACCAATTTATGACGCGCATGGGTCATGTGTTAATATTCGTAAGTATCTTCCCGGCGCAATTCGAAACAAGTTTCAGAACCTTAAAGGTAAAGGGCAAAACCGCCTATATCCCATAGAGCAACTTAGCTTTGATAAAATAATAATTTGTGGTGGCGAAATAAAGGCAATTGCAACAGCGGAGAGATTAAATGCTAGTGGGTATGGCGCTATTAGCACTACAGCGGGCGAAGGAAGCTGGGCAGATGAGTTTAATCAAGCACTTGCAGGGAAAGAAGTGTTTGTGTGTTTTGACATTGACGGAGCCGGGATCGAAGCCACAAATAGTCTTTCCGCTAGACTCATGGGAGTTGCAAGTATATGCAAATATATCAGACTACCCCTATCACAGAAAGATTACCCTACAGGGGACATTAGCAACTACTGGGCACTCGGAAACAAACCCAGTGACTTCATAGAGTTAATTAACAGCGCGCCTAAATGGGAGCCAATAGGTAGCGTTGATGGAATTGATACGCCTAGTGAACCACTAGTAATTCCACTAACACAGTTAACTTCTAATGTGGCTAAGTTAGTGCAAACGGACGCAGTTATTACGGCACAAGTTGATACAGCATATGCAGTACCAAAAGATGTTTTATGCACTTGCAAACGCAACGCGCCATATTGTTTTGCTTGCCCTATCTTTCGCAAGCCTGTAGCTGAAAGCGTTATAATGTGCGTGCCAGAAGATTCGCCAGCTATTTTATCTATGGTAGGCGCCGCACAACATAAAATGCGACCAGCTACACTAAGTGCACTTAAGATGCCTAATTGTAAAAGTGTAAAATTCAAACCTTTAAGTTGGTATAAAGTTGACGAAGTTAGGCTAACACCTAGTTTAGATATGAACGAAAATAACTTTACTATGCTACCAGCATTTATAGTTAACAAGGGTGTTAGCTTAAATGAAACTTATCGGCTAATAGGGCGAAGTTACCCACACCCTAAAAACCAACAGAGCGTCTTTCTAGTAAAAGAAACCGAAGAACGACAAGATACATTGAGTAGTTTTGCACCGACACTAGAAGAACTAGAAGAGCTTAAAGTATTTCAACCAGCCGCATCTAGTGTGGTTGGGATAGAAGCTAAACTAACAGAGTTATACTTAGATTTAGAAAGCAACGTCACACACATATACCTACGACGGCATCTGCACTTAATAGTTGACCTAGCTTATCATAGTGTGCTGAATATAAACTTTGATGATAAACTAATAAAAGGTTGGCTAGAGGTATTAGTTTTAGGTGATTCCTCACAGGGGAAAAGCGAAACAACTACTAGGCTGCAAGAACACTACGGCCTAGGCGAGCGGGTAGAGTGCAAAAACGCGACTGTAGCGGGCCTACTAGGAGGCTGCATACATAGCGGCACTAAATGGTTAATATCTTGGGGTGTAATACCGACACATGATAGGCGCTTAGTTATTCTAGAGGAACTTAAAGGCGCTAGCGTTGAAATTATCAGCAAACTTACTGATATGCGATCTAGCGGAATAGCTGAAATACCTAAGATAGAAAAGCGGCGCACTAATGCGCGTACTCGCTTAATTGCGCTAAGCAATCCCCGCCGCGAAGCACCATTAAGCGATTACACGTTTGGCATCGAAGCAATCAAAGAGCTAATAGGCTCGCTAGAAGATATTCGTAGATTTGATTTCTCGCTGCTAGTATCTAGCCAACAAATAAACGTCGGTGAACTTAATGCGATTATTAGCAATAAGCCTCTAGTAGAGCATAAGCACCGCTCAGACTTGTGCCATAGGCTAGTACTTTGGGCATGGACACGGCTACCGGAACAAGTTATCTTTGAAGATATAAAAATTATTAATAACTGTGCAGTTAGGCTATGCGAACAATTCTCAGAAGAATTACCGCTAGTAGATAAAGGCAGCATGAGGTATAAGCTAGCCCGCCTAGCGACCGCGTTAGCGTGTAGATTATTCTCATGCACGCCAGATATGCAAAGCGTTATTGTTCGCAAAGAGCATGTAGAATACATTTATAATTTAATAGTTAACATATACGGGTCTAACTTGTTCGGTTACTTAGATTTCACACAGGCTATTAAAGCGCACAGCGAACTAAAAGACCCTGAGAAAATAAAAGCTCGCTTGTGTAATACTTCGCACCCAAAAGAATTTGTCACCCGTTTACTTAACACAAGTGAATTTACTCTGTTTGATATACGCGATTGGATCGGCAACCAAGATGAAGCTGCGGCGTTATGCTCTTATCTAGTTGTAAAGCACGCAATAAATAAAGAAGTGAACGCGCGCGGCTATCGCAAGTCTGGCGAGTTTATTAGCTTACTGAAAGAGCTTAGCCTTTCAGAGCAATTAGCAAACGCTAGGCCAAGTCATATTGAGGAATTTTGACGCGCTTAGTCATAATGCAAAGAGGATTAACATGGAACAAGACGAAGTACTAATCATGCTTATTTTAGCTGTCTATTTTAGTTTCAAACTTGGCCCTATTCAGCGACAATTAGATAAACTTTATGAGACTATGGTAAGAAAGAATTCTAATGAGTAAGCGCCCATATAAACTTCCGCCGCCCGAAGGCCCAAGTGGCGAAATATTTGGGCCACCAATTGAAAGTTTTTCTGTAGGCAGTTGGTGCCCAACACCAGACGGCCGCGGCAAACCTACAGCAGTTTGTATTTCTGTGAAAGCCAAATTATACAGAGAATTGCCGTCTATGGACATAGTAATACGAATAAAATCTCCAATGGAATTAGACCGAGTTGTGCAAATGTTGTTGAGGCACAAGCGCGACGTATGGCCGGAGGCGAATTAATATGTGCCCTTGCTTAATGGCTGACGGTTACTACTTTCGGCAATGTACGTATTGCCTAAAAGAATTTTCTTCGCTTTGCTGTGTTCATAGTTTGCAGCAGATGGAATGTCCACATTGCTTAACAAAGCCATATCCTATATTAGACCCAACTGGATTGCGGCCTAGCGATTTGTTAAAACGTGGTTGGATTAAAGTAGTTGGCGCTAGATATTCTAGCGGGCCACTTAGAGCGTGCCCAGCTAATCATGCGCTTGCAGGTAGTTATTCTCTAGACGGCGCTATTTGGGCAATAGCTTGTAACGATGGGCGCTTAAGGGATAAGCTTACAAAAGCGCTTTGTGATTGTATTAAGCAAAGCGTTAGCAGCACTGTGTTACATGGTACTAGGGCTTATAATGATTATTTTCTAGAAACACAACAACAAGCAGTTGATATTATGCTTAAAGCGGAGGCAATGGTATATGATACTACGACCTAGCGAAAGACTTAGTTTAGGAATGTGTCGCAAAGTACAAGCTAGGAGTAGTAGCGGTGTCGCGGTACTTGCTAGTAGCAAACGTGCAATAGAATGGGATATAAGCGGCGCAATTTATAGAGCGGTCTTTGATGGCGCGATAACACCACAACAGGGAAAAGAATTATTTATAGCTTTCCATGAACGCTGGGGTTTGATAAGTATATTCAGCGACCATAATACAAAAGAAGAATGCGTCGCTCGCTTGATAAGATTAGAACGCGAAATACTAGATGCTATATAGATTAACAGAAGAATACAAGAGCCAAGACAAAGACAACACAGCAGCGCTGCGCGCCGTGTTAGTACAGCGCTTATTGGCGCCAACAACAGAACTCTATGAACTTATCTTAGATTTACTAGTTGACGCAATACAAAGACCGGCATGGGAACAAGTAGATTTTCTGCGTAAAGACCCAGTAATAAGCAGCTTACTTTGTACGTTTTGTAGTTATGCGCATACTAACCCAATGTGCTTAGACATGGAGCGGCGCATAATTGCACAGCAACAACAAGTCAAAGTAGAAAAGTTATTAGCTTTACAGAAACTCTTACAGGAGCAAACCAATGGCTGAGCCAAAAGCTATCACAACTTGGGAAGAATTTTCTAGTGCATACCAAACTTGGGTGGAAGCTAACTTTCCAAATACGCCAAGTTATAGACCATTGCTAGGTATAGTAGAAGAAATTGGTGAGTTACGTGATGCGCACATAGAAAATAATGATGCATTAATAAAAGACTCCATCGGAGATACGCTAGTTTACGCACATCATTATGCAACTATAATGGAGTTTAATTTACACGCAGCAATCGAATTGGGGCCGCTTACTCGTTTTAAAGATTTAACCATACTAATAGGTAAGTTAGCACATTGTCATTTGAAATACGAACAAGGCATACGACAAATTACCAAAGCTGAAGTAGAACTTACCTATGCAGCACTTATTCGCGGGCTAAATACTTTTGCAATGGTGCGCAGCTTAGATTTGTTTAGTGTGTTATTTGAAACATTCACGCAAGTACAAAAGCGCAATTGGGCAAAGCATAAGACAGACGGGGGTGTGGTATAATGTTAATACTAGAAGGCTGTGATTTAGCGGGTAAAACAACTTTTGCGCATAGGCTTATCAAAGAGCTTAATAAGCGCTTTGGACGAGTACGATTCTATTCGTATGCTAGTTTAACACGCCCAACTGCGGCATGGTCACAATATTGGACTTATGCAAAGCGCATATACAACGAAATAGTGCAAGACCGTTTTCATATGTCATATAGCATTTACCGCAATATGGTGCCTAATAACAAGCAACCAGAACACTTAGAGCATCAATATGCCAATGTAGAAAAAGCTTTGGCCAAAGTAGGCGCTCTCACAGTCGTATTATGTCCTAGTGATACTCTAGTAGAACACCGCTATGGTGCACACGCGGAAGAACTATTAAGCTTACCCGATGTTCTAACTGTCAATGCGTCGTATCACGCAACTAAATTGCCACACGACCTAAAACTATTTAGTGGCGCTGACTGCAATTGGCCGGGCGAATTTGAACTAGAAAAGGTAATACATGAGTATGCAAAACGACAAAAACTCAGTTAACTTAACTAACGCAGATTTACTTGGTTTATTCTCTAGCCAACATACAATGCGTTTAGATGAGCTAGAGAAACTTAATGGGCATAACTTATCTATCGGGGCAAAACTAGCTATAAGATATATAAGTGTTTATGACCCGGTGTATGACGTTAGAAAGAAAGCAATGGAAGTATTAGGGTTGAATCTATGAACCTAGAACAGAAGCTATTAGCAGCAATCCGCGAACACCGCGACCAACAAGGCGATAATCGTTGTTGGTTAGATGATGAAAAGCTTTATAGTGCACTACCAGAAGGCTATACACCACCAGTGCGAGATAGTACAGTAGAGCTAGAAAATTGTAAACGCTTTATTGCGTATAGGCACAACCCAGATATAATCTATGTGTCGTCGCAAGCTGAAATTGAGCGCTTACAAGCAGAAATCGAGCGACTAAGACTTATGGTATTCGCAAAATGGCGCACAATATAGATGTGCAACCAATAAAACTTAGTCGTTGGGTTAGTGGTAAATATGCGCTATCAGAAGAAAAAACTGTGCATGTATTAAGCTTAATTACTGACTTTGTAGATAAGTTGTGTGGGTCATGATTGAATTCTCAAACGGCGGAATTCTAGTAGAATCTCTAGTCGAGTTGCCTAATATAATTGGCACAGAGGAAATTTACCTTGACTTTGAAACCACTAGTGGAGATAGAGCAGTAAAAGCATTGCAGCCATATAAAGGGCACAAAATACTCGGCGCTGCAATAAGTATAAAAGATACAACACGTACTTGGTATATTCCTAGAGAATTACTAGTCACTGGCGGCTTTAAGTGGTTGCAAGATGTTTTTAATAGCGCAATAGCTTGGATTAACCACGGCGTTAAATTTGATGCACACTGTGCGCATTGCGAAGGGTTAACTTTTGAACACCTAGCTTTAATTTGCACATTAACGCTCGCTAAGCTAATAGATTCTGATAGATTCAAATATAGCTTAGATGTGCTTTCAAAAGAATGGCTCAACGAAGATATAAGTAAATACGACTTAGCTTTACAAAGTAGCTTAAACGGCAGCAAAGATTACGGCGATGCCCCACTAGTAACTATTGCCGAATACGCTTGTCAAGACATTATTACAAATAAAAAGTTACACGCTTATATTAAATATGCCATACCAGAAGAAGTTAACGGCGTAGCTAGAACAGAACAAGCAATAACACCAGTGTTGTTTGACATAGAGCGCAGCGGCTTAAAAGTTGATGTACAAGAACTTAAAATAGCCAAGCTGTTAGCGCTTAATCAACTTAATATATGGGAAACTAAAATAGCTCAGTTAGCTTCACCAACTTTTAATCCTAACTCAGCGCCGCAATGTTTTGATCTATTTTGCAATCACTATAAATTGCCAATACTTAAAGAAACCAAAAAAGGCGCTCCTAGCTTTGATGCTGCTACTATGAAGCTATATAAAGCGCATCCTATTGTAGTACATAATAGGTCATTAACAGAGTTGCTAACTATTATAGGAGATTATAAGAAGCTTTATAAATTTGTAAATTCTTTTGTGGATGCACTACTAGAATATCAAGTTAATGGTATTGTACGCTGCAATTATAATCAAGCAGTTCGCACTGGTCGCATGTCTTGCCGCGAACCAAATATGCAGCAGCAGAATAAAAAGAGCAAAGACTTAATACATCCAGATGGGGATACATGTGCTTTTCTAGCGGCTGATTATTCACAGATTGAATTCAGAATAATGATGCACGCAATTAAGAACGAGTTTGCAATTTCATCTTATATTAATAATCCCAGCATGGACTTTCATAATTGGGTAGCTGAGTCTGCTAAAGTAGAACGTGAAGCAGCTAAGACAACAAACTTCGGTATTGGTTTCGGAGCAGGTATGAAGCGACTTATTAATATGCTGCGAGCCAATAAAACAATTATAGCTGAAATGGTAAAGCGCGTTGACACAATGATACAAAGTGGTGAATTGGAAGAAAAGCATAGATTAGCCGCATTTAGTAATCTATGCACCGCTCGCGCTGAAATGGTATATAAAGATTACCACGCAGCACTACCAGAACTTAAGCCTACAATGAAAGCAATGGGGGCCACTTGCTTAGCACGCGGCTATATACGTAATCCGTATAAACGCAGACGACACTTAAAAGGTCGCGCAGCTTGGAAAGCTTTTAACGGATATTGCCAAAGCGGCGCAGCAGATATGTTAAAAGAGCGCGTAGTAGCTATTGCCCCTAGATATAATAAAACAATCAGAGACTTAGGCATCTCTATAAAAGCACTAGTGCACGATGATATTGTATTTCATGGCGAAAAAGAAACACTAAAAGACCCTCGCATACTAAGTTATATTAGTAGCGTGCTAGAGTCTCCTAGTGTTGCTTTTAGAGTACCAATGTACACCAGCTTTTCTTATGGCGAAAAGTCTTGGGGCGAAACAAAAGGGAAAACAGCGCAAATAGATAGGAGCCTCTATGAAAGTATATCAAGAGATACTTAAGCGTGTTGCTTATGAAGGAAAAGTAAAACGTAACAGAACGGGTATTAACACGCGCAGCGTGTTTAATATCAACTTTGAACTAGATATCTTAGACGGTTTCCCACTAGTAACACTTAGACGCATTAACTTCAAAGCAGTTGTTGCCGAATTGCTTTGGTTTCTTAGCGGCGAGACTCATATAAGAGAACTACAAAAACACACAAAGATTTGGAATCCGTGGGCCGCGCCGGATGGAGAAGTTAATAGCGCTTATGGATATTTCTGGCGACACTATCCAGTACACGGCTATATGGGGCCGGGTTTCGATCAAATAGCTGCCATAAGAGGAGCGCTTAAAACAGACCCTACTAGTCGGCGCTTAGTTTTATTAGCTTGGTATCCGCCTAATGCGTGGACGAGTAAACTACCACCGTGTCACTATACGGCTTGTTTTAATGTAGAGGATAGATATTTAAACTGCCACGTAACAATGCGCAGCGCTGATTTAGTTCTAGGTGTGCCATTTAATATAGCAAGTTACGCGCTGCTAACTATGTTATTAGCTAGTGAGGCAAATCTACTGCCCGGCAAATTAGCTTTTACACTAGTAGATGCCCACATATATGAAAATCATATGCCGGGCGTTTACACTATGCTGCAACGAATACCGAAAAGATCGCCACTAATTCAGATAAGCGGCATGGATGAACAATGGGCAGACGAAGGTTTGCAAATAGAAAACTTTTGTTTGAGTGAGTACAACCCACACGACGAGATAAGATTCGAGGTAGCTGTATGAGCCTAAAAGCCGGTGTAAGAGCATGGAGAGTAAATGCAGCAGGTATAACGAGTATAGTTTTTTCATTAAGTCGTAATAGAGCTAAGTTCAGAGCATATAGGGCAGCTATGGAAGCTGGCTTTAAGCTCTCTCTAGGAGAAATAAAAGCGCGTCGCGCTCCTGAATATGATAAACTTATAGGAGACTATACGCATAATGTTTGCTTAACGGAATCCTATCTAAAGGATAAAATATGACACGCATAGAACAAAAGCAACTAGACCTATTAGTTTTAATGTCTGAGGAACCCAACACGCTTAATGATTGGGAGAAAGAATTTGTTGAATCACTAGATGGTAATTACCGCGAAAAAGACCTAACACCAAATCAATCAGACTGTTTTGATAAACTAGTTGATAAGTATTTGCGGAGTTCTAGATGATGCGCCCAGCTAAATTAAAACTAGTAAAGGATTTAACTTTCATTATCCAAACGGTTTCCTACTTGGTAAATTATTTGCACCACGAAAGGCTGACTAGATGTATCCAATAGAATTCCCGGAAGCGCATACGACTTTTGCGAAAGATCAACCAGAATACTTACCATTACCAGCGTTTATATCAGAAGATGGACAAGTCGTAACTTGTTGGAGATTCTCTTTATGGGAACGGCTGCTAGTATTAATTACTGGCAAGATGTGGATAAGACAATTAACTTTTAATCAGCCATTACAGCCAATATGCCCGCAAGTTAAAACCCCTCTACGACAGGTGCCTGAATGACACCACCAAGTGGCGCTTATTTGAAACAACTTAGATTAGATGCGGGATTAAGTAAAGCCAAGCTAGCCGAGTTAGCTGATGTTGGCGAAAGAACTATCACAATGTTAGAAAGCGGGAAAGGTGGGCATTTTATAGCATATCAGTTATGGTATTACTTTAATGTTTGGCGCGCAAATCTTTCAGTTGCTCAAGAGGCATAGACCAATATTCGCAAGTTTCGCTTTCAACTTGCACTTTCTTGTTTACTGGACAGCCACATTTATCACACTTACCACCTGTTGTTAAGTGTGGGCATCTAGGCAATTTACTAGAACCAGTGCACCGGTTAATTCGTTCATGGCTTGTATCGGCATTAGATAGACCAATGCCGAGAATTATTTTAGTGTTGCCTACTATGCCATGTGCAGCTTGTGCGGCTAACTTGGCAGCTTCTTGGCATGGATTACAAGCCATTATGGCATCACCGTTGCAGTAGCACCATTAGGTGAGATATATCTAGGGCCATTGTTTATAACAGCACAAGTTTGTGCACCTTCTTGTGCTTGTTGTGGCGTGCAAGCGACAGCCATTGCGCCACCAAAATACATAGTCAAATTAGTTCCACCTGAACAGTTAAGTGGAGAAGCTTGTCCAATAATTGGTCCCCGATAACCAAAAACTACTAAGATTGGCCCCGGTGTATGTGGGCCAGCATCGGGGCCAATACCAATTGAAATATTAAATTGTACGTGCCATCTAAATCCACCATTAATATTAAATATATCAACTGTAGCTTGTGCAAAAACAGTATTCCTATGCAAAATAGGATTCAGCGCTGGGCACAGCGGGATGCCCGGAGGAAAACCTGTATCATCTATTAGTATAAAATCTGAGACCCAATGGCAGTTAGTCCCACCGATACAAAAATAAGAACTACCAAGTGCGGATATAACAGCGGCTTGTTGAAAAGAAATTACAGGACTTTCCACACAAGGATCAGGCCCAACAACAGGAGGAAAAGCGCAACCTAAATATTGGCACGGTTGTATTCCACCATTAAAAGAAATAGTGACACCCGTACCGGGCTGTGTTGCACCTGTGCATAAACCACACGGCAAGCATACAACACCAGTAGGATTAGTAACTGGATCATGACAGTGCTGTGTAGGTGTATAATTCGGAATATCACACGGACCTAGCCATTCGCCACCAGAAGCTATACAAGCAGCTTGCGTCATTTCAACGCAATTAAAACCCGGCGGTAAACAACAAGCGCAAGCAATTCCGGGTGTGCAGCAACATTTTCTTTTTACAGCAAACGGCATCCTTCACCCACAAGTGCCGTCAATGCAATTTGTTTTTGTGAAACCATAAGTATAAGTAACACCACCATTCGATAAATTAAGCGTTGGAATTTTTACGAGTTGCCTAACTGGGTTGCCCCGTATTGGCTTGAATTCAAAATCACCTATTGTTAGTAAACTAATATCTACTCCATTTGATTCGATATCAGCGCCATCATTAAAAGCTTCATCACAATTTTCTAGGTCAGAGCCAACGAATCCGCCCGGTTTTACTTGCCAAATACTAGGCGAACCAGCCGAAGCTATTGTGCGCCTAACTTCTGTGCCTGTATAAGTCCAACGATTTTCAGTATTAAAAATCGGAACTGGGTCTGAAATCCTAATAAGAATAGGTGAACTTATACCAGCACTGAAAATCCAACGATTTGCGCCACGAGCATTACGCCACAAAGTAAGTTGCACAGGATCGCCAACCACCATACCACGACTACCTACACTAGGCTCGCCAATATTAGTAGCAAGCACTATGCCACCAGCGCTACTAAGTATGGGGGCAAAAGTTGGCTTAAAAAAGTCAGCCACATCTGTGTCTGTTATTTCAGCAAATCTAACCCAATAAGTATTATCTGTACGGTCTGCTTCACCAGACGGCCCTAAATTATGTATAACCCCCAAAGCTTGTGTTAAACCAAAAGGTATGGCTATATTGGCGCCTTGCGAATTTACACCAGTACCTTGTCCCTGTGTGCGAGATAAATTAAGAACATAATTTATAATTGCATTCATCTGCGAGGCAGATAGCCGCTCTTGCCCCGCATGAAGCTGCTCTACAAAATCTATTGGTTTGCTATCTGCCATATTATGCTAGTAGCGAGTTAAAGTTGCCAGATAAAAATGGCGGGCCATCATCGCTAGTAATAGCTCGCCAACCAACACCGGGGCGATAAGCAAAGTTCCAATTAATTGTCCGAATTGTAAACTTATGTACAAAAGACCACGGGCGCGGGCCATTAAGAGTAATTGTCTGTGCCGCTGAAGCGCCATCATAGCGTACTAAACCAATAGCAACATTTTGAAATATAACAGAATTTATGCGACCTAAAAGTGAAACTATTAGGTCTAAACTAAAAGTAGGCACGTAATGTTTTTCAATTTGAATTTGAATATGTGGGAGGAAAATACCAGGAGGCTCGTCAACTGCTTTATTATCAGATACGAATCTAAAAGAATTGCGGCCCGGCTGAAACATTTCGCCGCTAAATTCTAACTGCTTGGTTATTAGGGCAGTTTGATCTGCTACAAACCCAACAGTCGAGAAATTAATAACAACTGTCGCTAATTGATAATGTATAGAATTAGCTAAATCTGTGTTGTCGTATTTAGCATAACCATCAATTGTGCAAGTTTGTGCAACACATTCTAAAAAAGTTGGGAATGGTACTGGTGGCACATAAACTACTTGCCCGTTAACTATACTAGCCGACGGAAGTATCTCGCGTATAAAGTCATATCTACGCGACCACTCCACTAGAAAAATTTGTTTTGCTGTAACTAAATCCCTAGAAAACTCCATAGAGCCACTACCGGGGCGCTCTAGGTAGGGAATACCATTGTAGGTAGGCCACCCACTAACATCTACTTGTTCTACCGGTGTGCCGGGCACTTATCACCGCCTAGGGGCCAACAATCGCTTGTTTCTTATCCCGAATCTCTTGTAGTAATTTAGTCTGCTTTTGGTTCTCTGTAAGTAGCGGATCAACACGCCCCTTACCACCAGCGCCAGCTAATAAAATATTACTATAAAATTCATCAAGTGAACTTATCTTAGGCGCTTTGCCTGCTACGTCTTGTATTGCTCTGCCTATACCACGGCGCTTTTGCATATGCGCTTGTACACGGGCGCGATCCGCTTCGCCTTGTTCTTCTCGATCAAAACCAAGTAATAAGCGCCTTGCATGAAAAGCACCTTTATTTGTTCGTGTATCGTAAGGATCGCCGCTTCTAGTGCTTTGTTCTTGCTCACGCAGAAAGCGCTTAAATTCTTTCTCTGCCCCGCTAAAATCTTCTGGAAACTGATGTGGTAATGCCGGCGGTTGAAAACCTTTCTTGCCAATATTACCTACAAAAGCACCAGCCGCGGCACTAGCTGCGTTGAATGCCCCAACTAGCCTATTAATAGGCCCATCTAAGGCAGAAAAAATGAATTTAACTTCTGGTAGTTGCCCAAAGCCACCGAACTTTGGTGGATTCCATTTAGTTGACTGCCCAGTTGCCCAATTATAGCCACCTATAGCTTTAGTCGCTTCGCTGACATCTTTTCCAATACCCATGTCAGATGGTATTAATTTAGCTATTAGCCCAGTAACAGGGAACAATTTCTTAAGATCAAAAGGTAGGCTATCTAACCACGCATTTAAACTAGCTTTCAAGCCCTTAAAGAAAGCTTTACCAGCCAATTTACCCAATGTTCCAAATATTTCATTAAATAGAAAAGACAAATCAGTAAGTATATTAGGTATCTCTTTTTTGAACACTTCAAACAGTTCTTTAGCCCAGGCGCGTATAAATTCAACAACTTTACCTAGACTATCTAAGAAAAATTGTAAATACTGCGGTATTAACTTAGTGAACAAATAAGAGAAATTAGTTTTAATATCTTCTAAAACAATCAAGAACATATCTCTAAGCGCTGGTAGTATTTCACCAAAGCGCTTAAACATCTCTATTACTGTAACAATACCTTTAAGTATTGCCTTAACCCATTCCATCCAAATGGGCTTTGTTTTTTCTATGAAAGCTACTATAATAGCCTGCAAGTTGACTAGTTTCTCTCCTAGGTTAGCGCCAGCTATTTTCGTTTGGAATAAATAAAACGCAATGCTAGCTAGTGTAGAAGTTAATAGAGTGAACGGATTAAGCAAATTCATCACGTTATTTAATATCTTAGTAAACGCATAAGCTACACCAAACGCTGCACCTTGTATAATAACCCAGCGCAATACGTTTTGAACAAGCTTAGGGTCTAGTGCAGCTAACCAGTCAACTAGTTTTTCAGCTAAATCAATTACAACTTTAAATGCTGGCGCAAGCATTTCGCCTATAGTTGCAGCCCATGCGGTAAATTTATTTCCAAGTACATCAATGCGCGCAGTCAATGCACCAAGTTGTGTTTGGGCTATTCTATGTGCTGTGCCACCAGAGGCTTCTAATTCTGCTGTGAATTTACGTATTGTATTTCCACCAGCCTGCATAATAGCAAGCAAGGCAGTAATAGTGCGAGTGCGCGCGAGCATACCTAAAACTTCGTTACGCCGTTGCACGCTTAGTTTTTCAGCACCAGCAGCAATTTCATCTATGATTGTGGCAAAATCTTTCATTTGCCCAGTAGAATCATATGCGTTAACGCCAAGTTCTTGTAAAGCTTTTGTTACTTCTTTAGTTGGCGTGCGTATTCGTAAAAGAATATTGCGGAGCGCCGTGCCCGCCTCTTCTCCCCGGATGAGCCTATCCGAAAGAATGCGCAACACGGCGCTAGTTTCCGCAAGCGACAAGCCACTATGTCGTGCAGTTTGCCCAACTTTACTTAGCGCTGAAATTAAAAGCGCCATAGTAGTCGCCGAAGCAATTTCTGCTTTGGTTAAGATATCAACTGTTTGTTGAGTATGTGCAGCCTCGATACCAAAGGCTTTCATCGTACTAACTACTAATCTACTTGATTCTGCTAAGTCCATATGCGAAGTTACAGCTAAATCAATTACATGAGGCATCGTAGATAGAATTTCATTTACTTTAAGACCCTGTTGGCCCATTAAGCCAAATGCGCGCGCAATTTCAGTGGCAGAGAAAATAGTTTTCTTGCTAAGTTCTATTGCTGTATCTCTTAGTAAAGCGAACTCACTAGTTGTTGCTTGTGTTAAAGCCGCGGTGCGAATAAGTTCTTTTTCAAAACTAGCAAAAGCATACCCAGCGCCAGCTATAGCCCCACTAATACCTAAAAACACATTTCGAGATATTGTGCCGAACTCTTGGAATTTCTCTATTAGTAAATCAACTGCGCCAACTAGCGTATCTTTTATAGTGGCTGCAACGCTAACCACCATGTTAGCTAAGCCACTTAATGCACTAGTTGCTAAATCAACTGCACTTCCTAGCGTTTTAACTGCCAAAGTTATTACACCACCAATTATACTAGCGACACCACTTGCGACGGTCTTTAAGATATCTAGTACAATACTGGCAACGCGCTTTGCGAAGCCTATTAGCATGTCAATTGCTAAGCCAATTGCAGCACCAATTGGGCCAGCAATAATAGAACCAGTTGATAAGCCTACTAAGCTACCGATTGCATTTCCAATACCAGATGCGCCGCCAGAACCAGCACCGGGTATAGCACTTTGAACAATACGCGCAGCATAATACACGCGACGTTGCGCATTAATTCTTTCTTGTTCTGCTCGTCTAATAAATCTAAGTTCAGCATTCCAATATGCGGCTTGTTCTGCTTGCAGCTTACTCATGCCGCTGCCAGCAGTTACACCACCACCGCCGCTACCACCAGCACGGTTAAGCGCAATGTTTATTGGATTACTAGCAAAAGAGCGCGCCACGCCTTGAAGTGATTTTAATTTATTCTCTAATTTATCTGCTGCACCGAAAGCTTTAGAAAGATCACCAGTAAGCTTATCTACATTACCAGCTATATTTACAGCTAAGTCTAATATGCTTATCATACTTTAGCTGCTTTCCTAGCTCTATGCGCGGCTACTTTGCGACAAATTTCTTCGTAACTTTCACCCTGCGGTTGATCACCATGCTCAACTAAATAAGCGCGTATTTGCGGCAAAGACATACGCACAATTACATTTGGATCAAAACCCCACTTATGCGTTAAGTATCTAAATATAACCTCCCAATTCTCCGAATACTCTTTTATTGTTTTGGGCCGCTATTCTCATCCTCACTACTTTTATCTAAAGCATTCAAAGCCTCTAGGTGCTTTTCAATTTCGACCATATTTTCCATTGTGCATACAGTTGAGACTTCTTGCATTGTAATTTCAGGGTGATTTTTGCGCATACACAAATACAATATCTTAGAGATGCCTTCTAAGCTTTCTAAGATTTCTTGTGATTTAGGTTTAGCTAGAGAACTCTGCTCGTTACTTTCATCGAAAGCACGATGCAGCATGGCTGTACGCTGCTCTACTGAGAGGCTATCCCCCAAAATAGCTAACTGCCTTTTCATCTTGTGAATAGGCAAGTCAGCTATCCAGACTTCTAATTCCCCCAAGTCTATAGGCTCTAGCGGTGAGAGCTTATAAACTTTTCCATCCGTAGAAATTAATTCTTGTGGTGTTTTCGTTAAGCGCGCAATAGGCTCCATTTTTGGCTCATCCTGTGTGTGTTTTTGTATTAGACGGGCAGCGTGTATTGGCCATTCGATTGGAAAGAAACTTGATAACTCACTAAACCCTTAGCATCAGAAGTCATTGCTACGCTAATAATTAGCGCGTCATCTATTAATGCGAACTTATTTTCAGCAATTGGGCCATGAAAAAGCTTCATTTGAGTAATTATCGCGCCAGCAACAATATTAGGCGGATCAAGACTTGGAATTTGATCTGCGTCCCAATAGGCCGAGAATTGCCCCGTTAATTTTTTCATGCCCGCAATGACAGTCTCAAATCCACCACTACAAGTATTACTTGTATCTAGTGGGGTTATTTCTTCTGTATAACTCCAGCCAGACACGCATAAAACGGCACCGCTGATTGTAATGCCGCCCTCTTTGCCACTTTTGAAAGTTGCCATATCTATTGCTCCCTGCCATTAGGGGATTACTTACCAAGAACCATTACGCGAACATCGGCCGCTTCTGTCACAGATAAATTAGTAAGTGTGATTATATCAGCAGTACCGGCGGTTACAGTAAATCCAGTTACAGGATCAAATAAACACCACGCACCGCCTGGGCGCAATAGGAGCGAAGTAATTACGCCAAGAGTTGCACCAGTAATGAAATTACCAGTTATAGAAATATTTGAAGTTGGATGCGTAAATTCATCGGAGCGATTTAAAATTACAAGCCCACGCACATTAGCCATTAATACGTCATTGCCAAGTGCGTCTTTCAAAGCACCAGATAAATCAATACTAGCTGTAGCAGCGCCACCAGCAGCAATTTGAAAATCATTACCATATTCTAATGTTGCTTGATTAGCACCTGTGCCAGTTGCAATTGGCTTAGAATAAAGTGCAGAAGTGCTAACCTGCACAAGACCAGTAATCCCAATACTTCCTTGTGCAACAACAGCAATTGAAGCACTTAATCGTGCACTTGCAATACTTCCAGCGGCCATACCATCACTCCTAGTTCTAGTATGCTACGGTGCGTTGCACCAGCATTTTTAGTTTGAACAATCCAAGCCATAAAATATCAGCGGTTGGATGTCTGCGGGGAACTTCGCTGATATTAAAGCCACTAGTGCTAAATTGTATTACTTTGCCGCCGTCAAAAGGAACTTCACCACCATCTATGAATTCTTTTTCCAGTTCTTTACAAATAGAACTTGCATCTTCATCAGTATCGGCATATATGAACAATTGAATTAAATCTTGTTCTATGTGCACTTTTTCTGTATTAAATTCAGGCGATCCAATCATAATATCAGTTGCAACTATATACGGCCTTGAAGTTGATAAATCTCTTCGGCCGAAAAAGAATTCCATACCAAGTCTTGAAAAGACTCGGCTACGGATTAACTGCATAAGCGGGGTCATTTGCAAGAATCCCGACTAATTCCGGCAACGATTCCAATGCGCTACGAAGCATAAAAGTTCTATTCGTAACCAGTTCAAGTTCTGTCCAATATTCTTGCTCATGGGCAAATTTAGGTTCTAGTGGGTCAATACCAATAGATACTGTGCTAGTAGCAAAGTCGTATTGGTATTTAATTGACCTCTGCAAGTCTCCCGATGCAACTTGTGGATAATCGCCCTCTGCTGACGGCGGATATCCCCAAACGTGCACACTAGTTGGATTAAGCGGGTACTTATTAGGATTCGGTCCCTCAACTATAACTTGATCCGGCTGTATCCCAATGTTTTCTTTTATCCGCTCAGTTAAAAATTCTCCAGCACGTATTAAACGCTCGCCCAAAGCTAATTTAATCATATGTAATACTTCGGCTTCGGTCATTTGCGCATTTCAATTTCTATCCCGTCTTTATTTGAATTACAGGATAGTTTTTCAGAAATTAGCCACAAAAAGCAAAGTGCCACTAAGACGCCAATAATAATCCAAATAGGCTTAGTCATGGTAGTCATGGTTCGATCTTCTCTATTCCAAATTCCCACAATCTATGCACACCAGCCTGATCGACTACGCGAGTTATTTTATATCGCTGCCCATTTATTACAGCGATATCATTTTCCGATACGCCGGGATTAGCATCGCAAAACAAAGCTCTCTTAGTAACTATTTCTCTAGCAGAGAAATCACTTCGCACTGCGCTAGACCAATCTTGGTACCAACCTAACATAGTAGCAAGCGGAGTTTCAACCCATTGTTGTCTGCCTGTACTTGTATTAATAGGTAGTGCAGTTCGCTTAAGAAAAGTTACTGAGCTACCAAATTTAGCTATCAAACTCTGTATGCTCATATTAGGGTAGTACAATGCGACGCGCAAACATCTTAATTACCGACATAACATCATTGGGAACTTGCCCCTGCACAGTGCCATAAGTTACCGAATACTCACCTAGGCGTTCGCGTAAGATATTGCCACTAGTTGTTGTTAATGCGCGGTAAAATTCTAAAACTAATCTTTGCGTTGCTAACTCCACTTCTGGTTCAACGGGTTCAGAGCCAGCAACATATATGATACTTATATTTTGTTCGCCAGTTGGAAAATAACCGCGAGAATCTGGTTTAAAAGTTATCTTGCCAGTTGTAGAATTAATTCTAAAATTATTGCCTAATAAGACTTCTGTTTCGCTATCACTATAAGTTATTGTTACACTAGTTATGTTAACAACTGGTGTATTCTTAACAAAAAGAGTTCTATCGCCTTTGCCATCATACACTTCTGTATGTGTTTGCTTACCAAATTTAATACCAGTTAAGCGCTCAAAAGTAGCACACGCAGCAGCGCCTAAATCTAAAAGAATATCAACGCCAACTAAACTTAATTCTGTCAACCCCTGTAATTTGCTTATATCTAGATACATACAGTATGCGGGGCGCAAGCTGCTGGCACTACAACTTGCGACCCCGCTCCACAGGCGCGCTACACAACAATCTGCAAAACTTTAGCATGGTCAAGCGAGCTAAGCGGTGTTTCACGAGCAAAAGCACCGTACAACACTGCGGAATACCGGCCAGTTTCAGCCCCATCCGCTACAATTCGCAAGCCTAGAAATGGCTTTGCTGTGTCTAACTCCGCTTGATCTAAATTAATAAGCACTTGCGCTTGGTCATTATTAGTTGCATGAGCAGCAAGAATTGTAGCAGTCTTAATTACCACTGCGCCGGTTCCAGAAGTATCACTTGCTTTGATAATTGAGCAAGTAATACCGGCAGCAACATCGCCAAGAGCGAAAACTGCTAATATCTTGCGCGGTGCTTTTGCATCTACACAAGCAGAATCCACTGGTGTAGCGCCATTAAGAACCCCGGTAATACCAAGCATTACATAAATTTGATCGCTAAGTTGTCGATTTGGATCAACCATTTTTATTCTCCATGCCCCCGAAGGGGCAGTATTTTCTTACCCAAATGCGTACTACGCTGATTTACGGTCCAGCAAGAAGAATAATCGGCGACACAGTATTTGTGCCTTTATATGGTGTCATCGCTTGCGGCCACATGCTTTGTCCGTCAACACGATATTCAAAACGAAATGCCTGCTCACCGTAATCGAAACGCAAGTGAATTGAAGTTGCACCAGTAATACCGCTATTCTGCGATACGGTACGGTACTGACTCGGCACGATTAGCATTAAATCATTTGCTGTGCCAAGTGTACTCGCATACTCACAGGGAATTACTGGACGACCTTTTAGCGTGCCCGGTGAAGTGCCAACTAAGCCACCATTGGGAAAACCAGCGGCAGGCAAAAACATCGGCCAGCCACCGACGTTTTCAGTACCAGCAACATTTGTAGCCGGGAGGAATAACTTATCCAATTCTTTTTCCGCGTCTTGATTAATAAACCAATACGCTTGTGATCGCAGCCAAGACGGACATCGTTCCCACATCTTAAGAATATCATTTGCTAAGATGCGATTAGCCAGCCCACGCGCAACAGAAATTGCACACGCGCTTTGAGTCCAGCCTTTAGGCTTCTTAAGGCCATCACCTTCTACGATTGCGTCATTCACTAAGAATTTAATAGCGTCGCCACAACCTTGAACAATTTCTTGTTCAAGAGCAAAGCCAGCGTCGGCCATTAATTCGTCGGTAACAAATACCAACGCGGCAATTTTCTCTAGCCGAAAACCGACGCGATTGAATTGCATCTTAGAACTAATATACGCCTGCGCTTCTGCAATCCAATACGCAAGCAAGCCGCCATGACGCGAACCGTCTGCGCGGCTATTCTGAATAATGTAATTAAACTCAATGGCGTTGCTAGAAATGGTGCGATTATCGCAGAGCGACATTACTGATTGCTCTGGAAATGCTTTCTTGAAAATTTCCGTGGACATAATAGTCGGCACTAAAACGCCACCATCAGCGCCAACTAATTCATTTTGCCCCGAAGCTGCTTTATCAGTAGCAGCTAATTTTTCTTCCATGAATTTAAGATATTTGGTAAGCTTTTCAGTTCGCTGATTAGACCTATTGAAAAGTTTAACGTCGGCTGCCCAATTACCCCAGTTGCCGTAGCCAAATTTATTTTCGGGATTATCCATCGCGTTGTCTTTAATAACGCGAATATCTGCACTAGTGGCCTTTAGACCCTCACGCAGATTGGCAAACAACCCTTTCATCTCGGTTGTAATTTCGCCGCGCAGCTCTTTAATTGCTTTTTGAAGCTCAGATTCTACAGGGTCAGGCTCCTCTTTTTCACCGATAATCTTCGCTGCTTGTAAAGCTTTTGACTGCTCTTCTGTAAGTTGCAAAACAGTACCAACTGCTTTACCGTCATACGCAAGCAACAGTTTCCACCACTTCATATTTCACCTTTTATTTATGGGATTAAATCTGTTAGCCTCTAATAGAGTGGGTATAAGCCATCTATCTAGCTACTCAGATTACACACGACCACGCAGAGCGTCGAAATCTTCTTTTATCATTGCGCTGATGTTAATTCTTTTTAGCTTCTGCTCAACTAACCTAGGAACATCAGCCAAAGTTAGACAATCTTTGATCGACGGAAGGCTAGGAGGGTCTATAATTGATTTAGCTAAATCAGGAAATTGTAAACCTAATTCAGCTAAGAAATCCGCTGTGAATAAGCCTTTATTCTTAGCAACGCTTTGCACAACTGCCATTTGATTTGCTTGTACGCCTACAACGGAATACTCAACCATCATAGCTTTTGTAATTATAAAGCGCGCATGAGCCAATTCGGCTCGCTTTTCAATCTCTGCTGGTTCTGGCCTCTTAATTTCTTGTACGAGCATACCAATTGATTTGCCGGGCAAAAAACCATCTTTTACTAGCGACCAAATACCATCCGGCATCCACGGGCCTACCCAATCATTAGGGCGCTTTGCATACTCGGTCTTTGCTATCCAACCAGTTTTAGCAAAACTATCACCAGCAACTTTGCGCCACCAAGCAGCGCGACCAACTGGCGGATTTGAGTAATTATGCCCATAGCCAACTACAGGATTCTTTTTGAAAGTGCCAAAATCTAAACCACTACTTAAAACAACTTCTTTATCTCTATCCACTACTTCTGTAGTGATGAAAGAAATATCACTGCGTTCGCCTTCGTCGAATTCAGTTACAGTGCCTTTGCTTAATCGGCAATAGCCGGGAGCTTTATTTCCTTCTATGTTAGTGCTAACTAAATCAGAAACTTCTTTAGACACCGCTTTTAAAGCGGCGTCTAATTCTTTTGCTGCAACGCTATTCATAGGAAAGCCTAGGGGGCCTTCACAATCACCGAATTGTTTATTTATCATGACTTACCTTGCCTCTAACTTCGTTAGTGCCTTCACCGTAAAATATATCATAGTTTTCTAAGCTAATAGCCTATCAACTGTTTCTATATACATTAAGGCCCAGTCCCTTGCGGCTTTGGTGGCTTTTTTGGGTCTTGTTGCGGACTAGGATCAGCGTTTGGCACTTTATTATTTTCATCAACTTGTGCCATACCGTTTTGTGCCCACGGTCTATCGCCCCATTTTACAGGAGGCAAATCATTGCTATCGCGTTCTTCGTTAATTGTGCGATACATACTAAATAAATTTAAATTGCGTACTTTTGCTATCTTCTCTTCATCTTCTGGTATCGGATTATCATACCAAAAGAATAACTTATTATCGAACAGCGGCAAAATTCGATGATTTAATCGCTCTACTATTCTTCTTACACGCGGCACAATTGCATATCGCGCGTGTTGCACTAATGCAGCGTCAAGAGTGGCTCTATTAATCTTGTCGCCTTTAATTAGTGCAATTGGCGTGCTAAAAGCATTGCACACTCTCGCTTCATTAAGACCAGCACGAGCAATTGCTTCTAATTCGCGTGCGTTTTGTGCCAACTTCTCGAATTTCATTGGAACTGTACTAACTAGAAACTTACCATTTTCCCCCATTTGAAGCTTGCGATTCCAAATTTGCTCTGTTTTTTCAGCATTTTCTGGCGTAATTATGTCATTCTCACTAGCAGGCGAAGCTATAATATCTGGCCGTGCGCGATTGCGCATAGTCGCATTTGCATATGCGTTATCACGTTCCATAAGCCTAAATGTTTGGATTATCGCCTCTAAAGCACCTAAACCAGCTAAATACGGGTTTCGTAGATTAGGCGCAAGAAAAACTACTAGCTCATCTTCTGTGTATTCTCGATTCTTGCGACCGTTTTGGAAAGTATAAATTATCTTATCATTCTCATCTAATTTAACAGTCACCAAATGCGTTGGTAGCGGCCACAACTGCATTGGAATTTTCAAAATAGGGTCTAAGTCTATTTTCAAATAGGCTTCGCCCATTATATCAGAATATAAAGACAGCAACTCTAATAAATCTGTACCACTATGCGAAGTATTAGGATGCTCTAGCAAATCCAAAGCGGGGTGTTCCACAATTTCATCTACACGTCGCCCTCTATTAACACGACTTTGCAAAGCTTTTTGTTGTCTAAGATAGGTTAATTGCTTTTCACCTACTTCTCCTGTAGCTGCTTTAGGACCACTAGAGCCAGCCGGAGTTGACGAATATAGCCTAATTACAACACTAGAAACACCCACAGCGGTCAGTATGCTGCAAGCGTAGGCAGTTTCACGGAATGAATTTACTAGTTCTTCTGTATCTGGCGGGCGGTCTTTCTGCCAGAAATCAGTAGAATATCCACCAAAATCATTAACACGCGGCCGCGCGCGGCGCTGCTGTGCTAAAGTACCAACAGATTTAGCATCCCCGCGTTTAGTCCACATGGCTTATATAGGAGTCCAAATATACGGGTTACTTTCGTGGCACCAAGGCAGTTTTTCAGGCCGTTTTAATGCTCGCTTTACAAACTTAGATCGTTCACCTACACGCTGTTGGCGTTCTTGTTCTGGTGTAAGTTCTTCCTCATCTTCTTCTAATGGAACTTCACCATTGTCGTGTTCTAATTCGTCGTAGCGACTATTTTCCATATCTACACAAGCGTATTATTGACAAGTTTATCACAAAGCTCTTTTTTCGCGTGCATAGTAATATGCAATTTAACAGTGTTATGTATTTTAGCCTCTAGAGTGATAGAACAAACCCCTAATTTATCGCTAATTTCGTCTGGAATACCCTGCGCGCGCATTAAAGCTTTCATAAATGATATTGCTTCTCCACCATCTAGATATGCGCCATCTAATTTGCCATAATCTTTTCCTGCACAAGCATCGACTGCCATGTTATTTACCTTGATTTTTCTGATCTACCGGCTTCACGGCCTTCTTGAAATTTATTCTCACCGTCAACTCGCATCATTTGTGAAAGGCGGCTATTAATTAATTTATGTGTACTAATACCATTCCTATAAGTTAAATATATAACAATAGCGATTGCAAGTTGCAAAACATAGCTAATTATCTCTAGCATTAAGCAACCTCCGAATATTCGCCCATTCGCTTTGAAAGCTTATGCCTATCTATGCCGCAAACACAGTATCTAATATAATCCATTGCGTGCTCAAAACCCGGAATTGGCTCTTCGCCAGAAGTTTGATCTTCCTCTTGTGGATATTGATATTCGGTGCTTTCTGCTTTTGCTGCAATGCATTCGTCACTAATTATTAATCTATCAGAGTATATTCTAGCATTGACTAAATCAATGCCAGCTTGTATGCTCCTAATCTTGTTCGGCTTAACGTCGATACCAGCTAAACGTAATTTTCTAATCTGTTCTGGCTCTGACGGATCAGCATAATATCTAGTTCCTTTTACTAAGTTCTTCGCATGTACTTCTATACTGCACTGTCGCTTATACCGCTCGCGCGTGATTATAAGCGTGTCTGGTATAGTATAATCCATAGGTGTTAGAATACCGCTGCCGGCGGCAAATGGATCATTCCAACCAAAATCTATTCCACCAACTCGTTCACCAACACCTGCGGGTATTTGTGGAATATCTCTAGCTGGTCTAAAACAACGGTCCATGTCGGGGTACACTAATCCGCTAAGTTTCATAAACTCAGCTTCATAGCGCATTGCAAATCTTTGTGGCGACATTTCGCGCTTAGCGGCTTCATATTCAGCAAGTGGATAGCCGGGATTAGTTATGCTATGCCATTGCTTAACAAAATACATTTTGTCGCCTACTTTGAACATCTTCAGGAAGTTATAATATAACCAATTCCTACTATATGGCGTAGTAGTTATTAATGCGCGAGACATTTTAACGCCAAGACGCCCACGAATAGCTACCCATGATTCGTATTTAAGCTGCCCGCCTTCATCAATCCAAGCAAAATCAATTTGTCCACCTTCTAGGCCACCGGGGCGGTCGGCACTTAATAGCCATAAGCGGCCAAGTTCTTTTGGAAGTATATATTGCCTAATAGAAGGCTTATATATACCTTCTAATTTGGTGCCCTTAAATGTTTGTATAAGAGTTGGGATAGTCGCTCGTGCAAGAATATCAAATGTTGGCGCGACAACGAAACCAACAATGGGTTCATGCGACAAGTTACGGGTTTTTCCAATTCTCTCAATTTCTTGTGCAATCCATAGCGGTCCTGTAACTGTTTTACCGCCGCCCGTTCCAGCGATGGCAGCAATAAAACGCGCCTTGGTTTGCATAATTTCCGCTTGACCCACATGTAACGGGTAATATTTTTGACCATTTACTAGTTGACCCCACTTATACGACACCAGTATTCACCAAAGTAGAGTAAAAATCTACACCATCGGATATGAATTGCGCAACTATTGTACGATTAGCAGTACCGGCTTGTGTTGTAGCACGCATGCGCATTTTAGTACCCCAAGTTATCGTGCGAATTGTACCATCGTTTAAGATAATTAGCGTAAAAATTTGTCCCGGATATCCACCAGTTGTAAAATTAATAGTACAATTCTGCGCAATCGTCCATTTAGAATAGACGCCCATAGAGGGGTCTATATTAACTGTGGCTGCTGGTGTAACCGCAACTAAACCGGATGCAGCACGCTCTGTACCTAGAGCAGTGAATATTTTTTGTGCTAACATGGAGCATTGCCGGTTATTAAGTAATCAACTTTTACTGCCGTAGTAGTAGCACCTTCTATTATATCTCCATTACTTAAACTAATTGGGCCAACTAGTTGCCCAGATTCATTTTGGGCTAGTACAAATCTAGCAATTAATCTACTAGCACTACCAAATCTTTTAACAGATAGTGTAATAGTTTCGGCCGTAGTATTTGTATTGAATAAGCTAATCCACGTTATTTCTACGCCTAAAGCATCCCTATGTGTATATATTGTGGCACTTGCATTAGGCAATTGGCCGTCAGCTAAGCTAACGGGGTTATATTTTATCTCTTTATATGAAGTTTGGCTAAAAGTTAGCGCAATATGAGCAGTTTTCGTATTGCCCATATTAGCACAAGTTATAACTATAAGATCGGCAATAGCCTCATTGATTATTTGAGGATCGCCATCAACAGGAACAGCCTTATTCTTATAAATTTCTTTTCCAAGTGAATCTGAAACAGTTATATCCCAATCAGCAGTTACATCACTATCGCCAATTGGATAAAAGTTGGTTAAAATAGCATCAATTTCGCCAGTTATGCGTATAATAACATTGCCAGCAGCATCAGATGTAATCGGAATAAATAATTGCGTAAAAGTATCACCACGAGCAACTCGTGGAATAACTTTACCAACATTAGTTGTAATAACTACGTTATCTAACACTTTAACCCGGTCCAGCAGTGTTACGAATCACCCAAGCGCCTTTTACCAGAATTTCATTAAGTTGTGGTGCCGCGGTTAAATTCCACAATACCCACCTATAAGTGCCATTTCTGGGCACTAAGATATTTGAAAAATCAATAGTTACATTACTGTTAATTACAGATATACCCGAAGAGCCAATTTCTAGCACTACTGCATCAGTTATTGGATCATACACCGTAAAAACTAGATCATCGACCGAAACAACTATATCAGCCCCAGTAGAATCTTTTACTACTATAGTAAAAGAATCATCCCCAAGAGGCTCTGTGTTTTGATCTGTAATTAGCAACAACCCGCTTGTTTGCCTAAGCGGTAGATTCGGTACTTGTGTTACAACACTGCTAGCCACGGTTCACCGCATAATTAACCCAAACCCATGTATCGTGCGTGGCGCTGCTAACTGTTACTGTTAGTGCCTGCCCAGTTTCCATGCTAATTGGAGACGACCAATTTAAGTTTACACCAATATCCATCCAACCACGCCATTTTACAACTGCATTGCTAGTAACGGTTACTAGCACACGCCCACTAGTATCATTACCATTAGAGATGGTCATATCTGACACGATAATGGTACTAGACGCAGCAGGAGCAGCAATAATTTCAGCAGCAGCAGCACTATTTAAAATATTGACCGAAGCTTGCTGCCCAATACCAACAACAGCAGTTGGCGCAGCGGTAAGCATAGCTGCCATTGGCACAATTGGCGGCTGTGCATAAGCTACCTTATACACGACAAGTACAATAATACCAATACAGAAAGCGTGCATACCAAAATAAACTAGCGATCCTTTAAGATTGCGCATCTGCTCTAACCCTTAATAATAACCGCCACCACCAGAACCACCACCACCGCCAACGGTGTAGTGTTGACTAGCTCCAATATCTGTGCCGTCTGTTGCTGCTCGCCTAGCAGGCGATCCACTAGATGTACGAAAATCACCGTTAGCTGGATCGACTAATAACGGGTTTGCACTAATACTTGCAGCGTCATTTAATGGGAACATTCTATTAAATGTCCAACCGTCAGACTCAACATTAGCCCATTTAGCTTTCAATGCTGCTAAATTAGCACAAGTTGTACCGTCTAGTTGAGCTATATCACCACCATCCCCGCGATAATACAAATTGTTGTTAAAATAATTAGGCTGCCTGCCGGGGCCAACTACACCATCGTAAAAGTTAGCATCATTATCTTCGTCAAATAGATCAGTCCAAGAGCCGCTGCCAGTATTGTCTGTCCATAAGCATAGTACAGCTATACCATTATCAACTGAAATTATGTTGTTGGTTACTATGTGCCCCGAACATTTAGAGTAATCAGCGCCTTCTAAGTTATCGCTCTTCGGACTCATATCTCTTAACTGAAAAGCTGGTTGCGTAAACCCAGATTCGCTATTACATACAAAAGTATTGTGATCTACAAAGCAATTATTAGCACCTTTTAAAATAAACGGGTTGCCGCTATAAGCATAGTTATATGCTACATAACAGCCTTCACCTTTAATAACAAAAGCATTGTCAGCGTCATAAACAGTATTCCCATATATAGTTGCGCCATTACTACCGGGGCCGACTAGAATAGCATGACTATCATCACCAGTGAATCTAAACGTATTGTTGCGTATGACTATGTTATTGGGTATTCTATCAAATCGAACTATACTATACTCTGGCGCAGTTGCGTTACTTACCCAAATGCCCCAAATTGTAGCTGTTCTAGTAGCGCCAACATAAGAGTCTATCTTGTGAACTTGTAGTGTAGTAGGTAAACGAATATATGCACCGCTATAAAAATTGTCCGTAGCACTGCTACCAGTAGCTAATACTAATGTACTTGCACCGGCAGTCGCATTACCAGTACCGGCTGCGCCTTGTGCTGCGCTAGTGATTACACTTGCTCTTGAATGCGATGGTGTAGTAACCGCCGACGTGTCCTGCCCAAGAGCGATAATTTGATTAGCAGAGGTTATTGTGTTGCAGTTAAATGTGCAATTTTCAATTAAAACGTTGTGCAAACTATCTGCCGCAAGTAAAAATTGACCACCCTCTAGGGTGTATTCAGCAGTGCAATTGGCTATACGAAACAAATTGGTTTGTGACAGCCCAAAAGTTCGTAAAATGCAATTAGAAACACTATTCCCGCCATTAATATTAAAACTAGAGTCAACAATTTCTGCCCGCATTATTTGAACAGTGTTACTATTTTCGGTGCTAATAAAAATACCATAATAGTTTGATAGATTACTCAAATCACCTGTAAAGTTACAATCTGTGGCACTAAACTTTCCATTGACGAGATAAAGCAACGTACTTTCACTATATAATAGTGAATCTAAAAATACATGAGACTTAGTTACTCCCGAAGCGCTGCTATCATAATACGTTATTGTGTCGCTATCTTGCGCAGTGCTACCAATTTTGCATTCTTGCCAAGTTATAGTAACTGCTGGTGATGCTGCGTTTACTACATATAATGGAGTTATACCAGAAGCGACGCGCAAGTTCTTAAACGTAATACTAGTAGCACTGGCAACGCCAGGATCGGTGAGAATGGTTTGATTACCAGTGCTTGATTGTATCAACGGAAAATTAGCAGCTACGCTATCAGTTACACGAGTACCGCTAGTGGCTAAATCTCCCACAGTTGTTGTATAACCCTGATAAGTAATATTAACACCAGCACGATGAATATCAATTGTGGCGAAGTTAGCCATACCGGCGTCGTTTAGACCATCGTATGTGGCACCACTTGCGCATACATTAAGTACATCCCCAGTAGAACAAGCAGTATATAATACTTGATATAAGCTTAGCGATGGACCAGTTGTGCCAGAACTTTTTGTTTGGGAAAGAGATGTGTTTACGTCACTGCCATAAGTTATAATATAAGTCCAATTTGCTGCTGAGGCATTTGCAAATGCTGGCGTAACTGTAGCAACATGCAAACCATTAATTGCTGTTATCTTATGCGCGACTGTCCGCGCGTCTGCACCAGTACCGCCGGTAGTCACTATACCAGCAAATACGGCGTCTACTTCTACGAAGCTACCACTAAAAGAAGCAGCCGTTAAATCAATAGTTGTGGTAGTGCCAATAGCACCGGCGGTGCCTGTTGCTATTACAGTGTTATTGGCGAAACGATTTGCCGCAATTGCGGTAGTGGTTGTTAAGCTAAGTAACAGGCAGAACGTCGCTTTGTTGTAGCCACGCATTGCTTACTTCTCCGTTGTAGAAATTTATACCAGTGGTTATTTTACACCCGTTCGCTTTAAAGAACGGCTCTGTGCATGGCAACAAGTCTATTAATTCGCAATTATTAATAGTAATTTGAGATTTTGACCAAATACTAGATACATTAGTAAAGCGATACATTTTACAGTTTTGAATTACAACTTCTTCGCAATCAGACAAGTCGGGTAAACGCCCCGATGCGATAAACGTATTACCGTCTAAGCGCACCTTTTTACAATGTATAAGTAACAAGCCTTTTGCATTTGGGTATAATCTATCTGGATCAGCATCAGGATCACTACTAGGTGTATTAAAGCCGCCAGCAATTAAGCAACCTTTAATTGTGAGATTAAATACATCAACAGCGCTTAAGTTATCATCGTCATTGCAAAGTATTTGTGAGTTACTTAAAATAACATCTTTAACAACATAAGCGCGTTCCGGCGATAGCCCATTTGGCGAACCAATGTGAAAACCACTAGAGCCACCACCGAGAGTAGTTGCATTGCAGTTAAGTGTACGATTGTGCTTTAAGTTATAGATATGCGATCCAGATTTTGCCCCAACAGCCCCGCCGTAAATTAACAAACTATTATAATTGACAACCCCACTTGGCAATAGCATAGCTTGTTGTGCAGCTATGCTAAGTTTTCTATCTTTAATAGGCAGGGAACTCGCTAATAGTATTTGCTCTAGGCTCAGAGTTTCCACTTGTGTCTCCTAACCAATTAGTTATGGTACTAGAAAAATGCTTATCAACACTAGGCTCTAGCCGTAAGGGGCGGCCATAACAGCAGCCATTAGAGGCCACTAAAACTATCGCCACTAGAGCCACTATAAATAGACCGCACAACGCCGAGCGGATCAACAATGCCATTTGTCACCGTTACAGTTGGGCCTACAAGTGCTTTTGCAGCCTCAGTGTGCAAAATGATCTTATTTATAGTCTTAGCCTGCGAATCTTGCGCAGCAGCTAAAAACCCGGCATAGATGTTAATTACTGGCGTGCCGACAACAGTGCGGTAGTCTATTTTACCACCATATAAATTAATTGCTCCTAACGATGCCGCTGTGATAAGTGCGAAGTGATTTAACACATCTAGTGTAGTAATCACCGCGCCAGTAGTTTGTGCAAGCAAATTACCAGCTATGTTGCGCAGTAAAGTTGTTGTGCCACCAAGAAGTTCTAGAGAGCTATTCTGTTGTAAGTTATTTCTAGCTGCGTTTTCTAATAGGGTGTGCGTAGCACTAGTTCTAACAGTACCAGCTTTTATTACAGTATTAACAAATAAGCCAGCTAAAAGTGTAATCTCAGCTTGTGAAGTAGCGGGGTTTATATATAAACCAGCTACGTTTGCTGTGCCAGCAGTTAACCAATATTTGCTTTGTGGTGAACCGTATATACTAAATACGCCACTAAATGCATAATCAAATGCATCTGCCGGTGTTCCTAGTGAACCTGTATAACCATCTTGGACTTCACCATTAACTAACGTAACGGCTGGGTCAGTCCCGCTAGTAATGCTAGCTGTACCAGCAGGAATTAATATATCATCCCCGCCAACAGGAACGCCCCCGTTCCAATTACCTGCAACGGAGGCGTCCTGACTGGCTTGACTTATCCACGTTTTTAGAGCCATTATTTATCGCCCGCGTAAGCGAGAATAGACTAATCGACGTGGACGTGGTTGACGGGGTTGCCGTTTAGTGCGATAATAGCCTAGCCGAGCCTCAATTTCCCAAAGCACTTGCAGCGTATGCAAACGTATATGCCTAAGAAATCGCCGCTCTGCTGCACTAGTCCCGCCGGGTTTCGGCTGCGCCGGCATTGACGCACTGATTGCTAAACTGTTTGGCATTGTGGTCTCTCTATAGTTAGACCGGTGCAACTACGTCATCGGTAAAGTGTCCAATCACCGAATACGGCGTATTGAACGCAATTACGTAGTCAACAAATACCGGTGAGCCATTCGGCGACAACGGAATATTGACTACTTGTGCGCCCGGCACCATTGCCGCGGCGGCTTCGTCCAAATTCACAATAACGGGGTCATTGCTATCCAAGGGAACCATATGCCCCTGAAATGCAGTGACTCCCGTCAATTCGCTACCGTCACTATCAACGGTAGGCGGCGTTGCAGTAACGCGGGCCTTGCGTTGACCGGCTACGCGCTCAATCGAGAGCAAACCAACGCCCGGCGCAACATCGTCGGCTTGTGCGGCTAAACTAGCTGAGGTTGTAAGACTATTCGGCATACAAATCCTTTCATGGGTGCAACATAACACATAACATCCTACGCTACGGCGCAGATGGTTGTGGTTGTGGTTGTGGTTGTGGTTGTGGTTGTGGTGGATGAAACTGAAAGTTGAGTGGTAATTGCGGCTGCGCTACAGGTTGTCCTAGTAGGGGCTGCGAGTAGCGAGCAATTAATGCATCAAAGCTGCGCAGTTTAGCCTCTAACTTAGCTGCATCCGCTGCATTATCACTAGCGTGCATATTAACAAATGGAACCATTGCAGTTGCAACTGATTGTCCACCAGCTAGGAATGCTTTTTGCAGCATATCTCCTATACTAGTGTTAATCGCAGTGAACATAATACCCATTGCTTGTGTTTGCTGCGCATCTGCAAGGCGATTTTCTACACTGCGCTCGGTAACTATAAACTTCTTTGCTCTGAACTGTGCCCCTGACTTTGTTTTCTTAAATTCAATATCATCTGCGTTAATTCCACGCCCATTATTATCAAAGAATTCTAAGTTATGTGTGATTGGATTAATACTCAGTGATGTTTGCGGATTAGCTTTTTCGTACCATTGACTAGAGCCTTGCGTGCAACTAATACTAGAAGTAATAGTGAGCATGGCGAGTACGGTTATAGTACGCATAAAAGCTCTCCGATGGCTTCCGATGGCTTCCGATGGCTTCCGATGGCTTCCGATGGCTTCCGATGGCTTCCGATGGCTTCCGATGGCTACTGACTACGGTTTGATGGTTTAAGGCAGCATACTGGCAGCGCTAACTGGTGTGCTAACTGGCACTGCTCTTACTGGTGTTGGTGTTGGTGTTGTAGTGGGCACAGCGGGCACTGGTTGACTTGGCGCGGGGATTGGCTCTCGGCGCACTGCGTCTGTGACTGTACGCAGACCTTCGCCACTAGTGGGGATTAGCGCATCGGCTTGCTGCGCAGGCGTAAGCGGTGGCGGTGTAGGCAACTTGCGCAATGATTCCCAGCGGCCAACCCATGCAACTGTTGCGCCCGTGATTGGGTGCTCTACGTAAACTGTTGCAATTCCGCTAGGATTAATATTGTCAATATAGCCAGCTACTTCGGCTGTTTTTGTTACGGTTTTACCGCCCTCTGCAACACTATAATCTAGCATTACTGCAACATAATTAAATGTGTGCTCTACTGCGCCGTTAAGCCATTTCCACGCCATTGTAATTACTCCTGAGTGTGTCAGTGTGATGTATCAACATAGCGATAACGGCATTGTGGGAAGAATTAATTGAATCTATTTTTTACATTTATGCTATTCTCCTAATCTTCATTAAAGTTTTAAATTTTGCAAAAACAGTGGGTGTTGGTTAGCGCTCCTTTCGCTACTACTCTCTGACGCAAATAAGGGGGGTGTCGCGCGGCGCAAACGGGGTCGCGCAATTACTATCGCAACAATAATGATTAATTCCCAATAAAACACTTGACAATCATGCGTGTATGTTGTATCGTTGTGTTAGTGCAATGTCGCACGTGGAGCTAGCTTATATGGCAAGAACAATCAAGAATCCGAACGGCACATATCAGATTGTCAAGTTTGATTGCCTCCATTGGGCGCGCATCGACATCAATGTGTACGTTTCAACATGGCACTCTACGGGGCGCACTGGCACACTAGAGTACAATTCACGCACTGGCAATATGTGCATGTATGAACGCAGCCTAGATCGCTTGCATTACCTTGGTTGCTTATGTGACGTATTGGCAAGCAACGCAGACACCGACTCGCTCCGTCTAATGGATATCTGTCTTCGTTGAAAACACCTAGCTTTGAAAGGATAGCTTATGCGAACCGACGTAGTGAGATACCCTAATAAGCGCTTGCGTACAGGCGTTTCTTGTCCGATCGGCGCATCGACCGTCGGACGGGGAGACGTTATCGAATGGCATTCCGGCGGCGCAGAGCCCAACGTCGGACGTATCATTTGCGTTATCCGTCCCAAAGTTCAATTGCAAGGTGATGAATCACCCCGCTTGTACCTGTGTGTTGCCATGATTTGCGGCGGAGTAGTGGCTGAACGTTGGGTAAAACCAGAAGACGTGTTTAGCGCCTCTCCGCCGACGCGCCTACTTGAATGGCTTTTCTCGGATCATTTCCTTGCAACCGACATCGACAGTGCGCGTGATGCTTGCAACCGAAACGTTGCACCCGCACCCTCGCAACCCGAACTAGTCTAAATACCCGAACCGGCTTTGTTTAGCGAATGGTGATCGCATGAATACCCTATGGCTTGTCTTTATCAACGGCGAATATGTGGGCGATTTGCTCACAGACATAGTTGACTACTGTGACGCACTCTGTGCGTCATATGCAGCCTACCCCAGTGTACGGGGTAGTACTAGGGAAATTAGGAGAGTAGCATAATGGCAATTCGCAAGATTCAATTAACTGAAACACTGCACATCCAGACTAACGCAAGCGACGGTACCATATGCCTAGTGCGCACTGATAGCGTTACTGGAAAGATTGTGCAACACATACTAATGTCGCGCCGCGTTGCTGCTGAAATAGCACAAGCTATTTGCAACGACATCGGTGAACCGTTTGCGCCGTCGCAAGCATACTCGCGTACACACTACGGTAAACTGTGTACAATGTGCATGCACGGCGTACACTCTTCTAAATGTTGCAAGGCATGCAAATCATGCCCACATATCTGTAAAGGCAATTGCGTTATAGTCGCTAACTCTTAATCATGCTCCACACTAGGCAATGCCCGTACTTGTGATACACTAGACACCTGTGCGGGCATTATCACATTAAGCACTGCTGGCGCGCTTAATCCGCCATCGTTGTCGCCGCTTAGTTTAGCCCCCATGCCACGCATTGCATCTAAGGGTAATCTCACTTCGGATGCAATGCGTTGTTCTATTAGTATAGCCTTTTGTATCATCTCAGGTGAATCACCTAGTGTTTCACCTATAACGCGCGTGATTTGTATCACTAGTGAGTCTAACGCAGATAAGCTAAGCTTGTCGGCGCTAAGACTTTCTATACGAGCGGCCTTTTCTACTAGTG